CGAATGTGAACAACACAACGACTAAGAATCGCGTCATCGACCATGGTAGATCGATTCGTCGTCATAAACAAGACACCCGTGTAGTATTCCAGCAACCGCAGGAAGACGCCGACTACCGCGTTTTGATTAATATCATCACCGCGAGCACGAATATAAACATCCGCTTCATCCAACAAAAGGATCGCTCCCCATCGCATCGCACGATTTAGTACGATTCCCAACTCTTTTTCCAGCGATTCGGGATCAAGTCCTAGTTGTGAGCACTGGACGGAATACAGCGGCTTGTGGGAACGTTCTGAATACGCCTCAGCCGTGATCGTCTTGCCCGTTCCCGGACTACCCGAACTAAGAATAACAACACCCTTCCCCTTGCCCGCAACCAAATCATCACCAGAACGATCTGACGTAACTAAAGCATCAATTAGTTCTTTATGGTCGGCGGGAATAACGATCCTATCGAAAATAGTACGGTCGTAAAGATATTCCCGTGTGTTGTCAACGTGCGTGACGCAGTAGGTATGAGTACGCATGTCAAAAACACGAACGTAGGGATGCTCCGGCAACAATGTTGCTTCGGCGTGCTCCTCTTCATCCTCACTTTTAGCACGCTTGATTGAATCTCTTAATACAACCGTGTTTTTATCCTCACCCCACTTTTCGCCGTCGTCCAGTACAGCACGGCCTACAACCCCATCACGATCAAGCCGCACTCTCTTTACATCCCAATAACGGCCACTATCGCTTTCCGCTTCCGCAAGTCCCCGTACCGTTAGCTGCAAACCTTCTTTCTGCCTGATTCGTGAATAACGGTTACAGGAGTTTTGGTACTCTTCTACCAACTCAGGCGTCTCAAGTACCCATTCCGCCAGTGGAAACATTCCTTCGGCTGTAAAATCGTTGCCGTTCATGTTTTCGCGATGAATCGAACGGGTTAAGCTTACTTCCTCTCCTCGACAGATCGCTTTTGCTCCAACGCGAATGTGAGCCGGAATATAGTAATCAGATCGACTCTCGGCAGGAATAAACTCAATGCTCGTGACTAAGTACGGATCGCAAGTATTGGCCGCAAGATCGTTTTCTTTGAAAATCCAACGGTGAGGCAGCTTTTGCACCACCGCTCGCATTTCGTCGGCCAGCAGTTCAAGGTTGTGATGAGCCTTGCCGTTGCCAAGTTTACTTAACTGATTGATCTTGCGAACCAATCGACGGGCGGCAGGCGTATCAAACTTCGCGGCAGCTTCTACCAGCAAAGGTAAGTCCGATTGTTCCAAGTCGGTATGATCGACTTGGAGACTGCCCCAGTCACGAGATTCTTTCAATACGTGACTAGAGCACTTAGGCTTTACTTTCGTTACGATTCCTTCCGGTATTTCCAGCTTCATGGCGTACCTCTCGTTGCGTTCATTAAATCAATTTCCGTCTGTTTTCTCTCAGGTGCCTCAGTTATTAAATCTTCAGCGACATAACCGGGGCTTAGGTTTAAATCAAACGGTGCGATCCAAACCTCACCTTTTGAATTATAGTAATCACTTCCGTATCCAACAAGACAAAGTACCTTTTCCGGCAATGCACTGCCCAACCACAGCCAAAAGTCTCTGCCAACGTAGACCCTCTGACCGCTTGTGAATTTTCTTGTCATGTTTCCTTTCGTACTACTTCGTTGTCTTCCCTTTTAATCAACTTCGGACGCTCCATGCCTGATCCAAGGAACTTGATGGATTTTACTTCCGCCAGCGTTGCGTTTACCTTTTCCGGCGAAAGTAAGTCGGTCAGTTTCTTTAGTAAACTTCCGAAACCTTCTGATATTGCGTCCAGTGCCGTCCGGTTTTCTGGCGTATCGGGCACCAAGGCTCGCATTTCAAAATAATCCTTGCTTCGATGCGACCACTTATACTCATCCTGAACCGGTTTTCCAACAGACGGCCAACCTTCGCAAGCCTGAGCGTAATAAGTATGCCCATTATGGTAATTGTTAAAATCGCGTTGCATCTTTTGCTCGCCAATCTGCCCTAACTGCAACCGCTCATATTCCAAAGTAATGTCGCACTTAGCGTCTTTTCCAATCAAATCCTGTAAGTCGGTAATGGGGTCGTCGTCTGGTTCCGGTTTTTTGATTATATTGCCGACATAACCGTTAACTTGAACGTAAAGCCAATCCGTCCATTGGATCGACAACTTAGTATCCAGTTCCTTCCATACTTTCTTTTTCAACTCGTTGATGTCCGTATCGTCAACCGAAATACCTAATTCCGTCACATCCACGCGAAAGTAAGTACGTGCTCCGTCCTGCCTGCTGTTGTAGGCATCGTTTGCCAGTTCGATCAAGTAGACCGACATTTCCAAGGATGCTTTATCCTTTTCGTACTTCCACGTCGCTACTTTCTTTTCGCCTCTGCGTCCCATTGTTTCCTTTCGTTATCAGTATTATACTAAAGTTCTCTCCGGCTTCCCAATAATTTATCCACTTCTATTTCGGCTACCTCTTTACTAAGCCCTGTGTACTTGACCAAACTCAAAATCTTCTCGTCCCGCTCCGAAAGGTGCTTGCCGTTTCCGTTGATGAGCGGCCTCTTTACTCGCGTACCGATCTTACTCTTCAAGTAAGTTACTAAATCGACAAAATTATCAAAATCAACATCGTCCGGATCACCAACGCAGTAATCGTCAAGTTTACTTAAAACTTCTTCATCTGAATCTAGTTCTTCCAAACGTTCACTACTAGAAAGGTGACGTGCCAACTCGACACTGATCTTACCTGCGGCAGATCGTAGTAAAAGTCTGACAAGTAAACGAGCAGCGGTATCAGGATTCTTTTTAAAGATGGATGGTGCTGAGTATACTCCGAACTCTTGAAGGTTGGTTTGTATGAAGCTCCGCACACTGTTCCATCTTTTATCAAAAACATCAAGCAGCGAAGCCGCAACACCGCCCGCTCCGGAGCGAGCTTTTACAGAGATATTCTTCTTAAGAGAGATATCTACAGAGTATAGTGGGGCTACGTGGTCCCTAGTTTCGTGTCGTTTGGTCCCTAGTTTCGGTTTCATTTGGTCCCTAGTTTCGTGTCGTTTGGTCCCTAGTTTCTCCCTCTGTTTTTCTAGGGACTCCGTCGTCCCTAGTTTCTCTGTTTTATCTAACCAGTCAAAGCTCATTGCTCGAATCGTACACCTGTACCGACCGCCCTTACTTTCGTCCACAGTTTTGATAAACCCCAACTCTTGTAATCGGTTCAAAGCCTTGTATCCCTTTTTGGACATGCTACTTAATCTGTACCCGGCCCCGTGTAGAATTTTAGCAATTCCGTATTCAATTTCCATCGTGTAGTTATCGGCCAAGCTAAAGAGACTAAAAAGAATCTTTGTCTCGGCGGTGTTCAGCGAAACTAAAGCACCTTGCTTAGTTACTGCTGCAAGCCATTGAAAGAGTGGGGGTTGTTTTTTAGTATTATCTAGCACCCTTCTCCCCCAAACACTAAACGACGAATAGCCGGTTGCTTTACATCACAAACTATTATCGACTCTTGTACTGTTTCGATAATGCCTTTTAGTGTCATTGCATCGACAGCGTCGGCTACTGGCTGTTTCGGTACGTTTAACTTTTTACTTAATTGACTAATACTGAGTTGACAAATTCCGGTTTCAGAGTCAGCAACGCAATATAAAGCAAGAAGTGATTTTGATTCGAGATCGGTCAGAGCCGCCCCTTGGGGAGATACGCAAAATCGAGCGAAGCGTTCTTGCAACGGCGAAGGCTTAGTTTTTGATGTGTTCATACAAAAAGAACGACAGCCTATTAAGCCGGGTCCGCTAGGAATTGCCGTAAATCAAGGCTACGGGTTCCCGGTTCAAAGGGCTGTCGTTTAGTTGTCTGACTTTGGATTTACTTTCCGGTTCCTAGGCCGGTCAGAGCTTCCAACCGAAAAGCTTACTCGAATTATACACCAGCTTTCAAGAACAAAATAAAAACGGTTGGTGCCACCGAACCTTGGACCCCGGAAAGCACCAACCGTCGAAAGGTGATGCAAGGTTTGGAACGTCCCTTGCATCTATGGCGTCTATAAGCGATTATACCGCGACTATTGTACAATACTGCAATGGTGTACTTGATCTATTTCGATTCTCCGCTTGGACACGCTCGGCATTATTTAGGCTTTTGCGACGATCTTGAGAAAAGAATCACCCGGCACAAGAGCGGCAGCGGTGCTAAGATTCTGGCGGAATGCAAGCGGGTCGGCATCGACTAGAAGATTGTAAGAGTTTGGGAGAACGGCACTAAAGCGTTTGAAAGTAAGGTAAAGAAGGCTCAGCACAACCGCCGTCTTTGCCCGATTTGTACTAAACGGCCAAGAAATCCAGAAATTTAGTAAATTTTCCCCTTGACTTAGCCGATTTAGTACAGTATAGTGTTCTCAGTCAAACGAAAGGACGCAGTTGGAAAAAGAAATTGAAATACCGTGGTTTGTACGCGGAAACGACGTTTTGGCAAATCGAATTGATGCTGCCGTTGAAGGACTTTCGGATGATCAGGTTTTGACTACCGTACAGGTAGACGAGATTATGGGTTTTCGAGACAATGGGGCAAAAACCGTCCGTTGGTTGCGTCAATTCGCACAACAAAAACGGGAATCTTTTAATAAAGCAGTTTACGGTAAGTAAAAACAACTCTTTTACAGAAAGGTTTGGTGTCTCATGGCGACAGGTACGTTCATGGTTCATGCTGGTGGAGAAATCGTGGACAAGGTAGCAGTCAAGCGTGTAACTACGCCAACGGCTACCGAAAGCTGGTGTCCGATTGCTCACGACCGTTTGATTGATTTGGTACAGGGAGCGATGCAAAACATGGGCATCGCAATTGCCCGCGAGCAGTACGCACTTGCCAAGGACGGCAATCTTTTCTTCGGCCTGTTTGACTTGAAGGGAGACCAGCCCGACTACGATTTGGTATTCGGTTTGAGAAATTCCCACAACAAGATGTTCCCCGCCGCCTTGTCTTTAGGTAGCCGCTGTTTTGTGTGCGACAACTTGGCGTTTTCCGGTGAGGTGCAAATTGCCCGCAAGCACACGCGACATATCGAACGCGACTTGCCTGCATTAGTTGCCAAGGCTACAGCAGCGTTGGTTTCAAGTCGGCAGATCGAGCACACTCGGATTGCTACTTACAAGACGGTCAATTTCGATGACAAGTCCGCTCACGATTTGATTATCCGAGCGGCACAGATGAATTACTTCCCGGCATCGGATATAATTCCTGTCGTGAATGAATGGCACAAACCGCGACACGAAGAATTTGCTCCGCGTACTGGATGGAGCTTGATCAATGCTTTTACTGAAATCGGAAAGTCATGGGGCAAGTCCCTGCCACAGCGTACCCAACGCCTGTACGGATTGTTCGATGCGGCGTGCGGCGTTACGTCGAAACTGACCGCACTTAGGCAGGAAAACAACGCGGATACTGAAATTACTGTCAACGTCAACTAACAAAAGGGAAAGGTGACTAATGGAACAGGTGACTAACAGTTACGGCGGCATGGATTTGTTTGAAAACACCGAAATCAAAGTATTTTCAAACAGTTCTAGCGAGGTATTTGTCAAAAACAAGCGTAACAACGTTTCGCTTCGCTTGTCAGACACGCGAGAAGGCTTCAACATTTCTTGCGAAAACGCGTGGCTTATCCCGTCCGCTCAAAACACCATCGCAACGGTATTAAAACACCGAAGCTAGCCCGCAATGCGTGAAAGTCTCTGCCGCTCGCAACGGCAGGGCGGGTTTAGGTAACTCTAATGAAAGGTTTGGTATGATGATGCGGATGGAAATGTTTCAAACTGTTGCGATGGAATGTGCTTGCTGCCGCCGATTGATTTTTGATGAAAACAATGATCCGGTTGTCACTAAGCTGTTTGGAGCGGCAAAGTATGCCGTTTGTCCGATTTGTTATCAAGAAGTCGGAGAAGAGTTGATGAAAGATGTGAACTATCGTGCGAGATGGCGTCGTCGTGTAGCTAAAATTCAGATGGAACTGAATCAACGCGATGAGTAGAAAGGCTTCTCATGCTCAACGACGAAATACTAAACCTCACAGAACTTTCCGACAACGCCTTGTGCTGGTGGGACGATGCTTTGAGCGTAGCAGGTATGCTTTTTGACGATGAAGTAAAGTTACGTTATGAAATCGTCAGGCACATGACCTGCGAGCAACAAAATGAACTAAGTGATGCGATTGATGATGAAACGCAACGCCGGGCCGACGCTAAACGAAACGCCTTAGTTGCTCACACTATCGAACAGGGTGAGGCTAAGATTGACGACGGCAAAGACATATCAAATCTTCAATTGATGAAGTACCGAGCCGCTCGTTTAGTCAAGATGATCGAACTAAACGCACCGGAACCGATTATCGAACACTCGTTTAATCTTTTGGTGAAGATGAAAGTGTAAGGGGGCAGGTTCTTCTGGTTGCCAACCCTCACCATTCGCATTCTGCCGCACGATCCCACATTAAACCGTCCCTAAACACCCCGGACGTTCAAAAGTCTCTTATTCTGCTTCCTGTGGCTCGTTCTCGTTCTCATCGATCAGCTTCCAGTATTCTTTCGGCTTCATCAAGGCACTATCGATTCTGAACTGGCCGCAATCCAAAGCCTGCGAGATCAGTACAGTTACGCCGCTCACTTCGTCGCGTACCTTGGCGGCATGAGCACGGAGCAGACTCATTTCTTTTTCCGTCTCGGTTTGATTCAAGGTAACGATAATGTCTGCCGTGTGTTCTTTGGCACGGCTCTCGTGTGCTCTGCCCAGTTTAATCACCCGCCCCTGTTTCGTTTCATTGACTTGACTAAACCCCACTACAGCCGCATTTCGTTCCGCTGCAATGCCTCTCAAATCAACGGCTATACGTTCCAAGTCTTCTCGTTTGTTCTTGCCGGTCAGTTCCATCAGGTCCGGATAGTCAATTAAAAATTCATCAAAACACACTCCGTCAACACTTTCCTTGTAAGCGATGTATGCTTTTAACTTGCGAACAGTCAGTGAGCCGGAGGGGAAATCTTTGATGTAGAGTGGTGGGCGGTTAGCTAACGGTTTCAGCTTCTTAGTTAAAAAGCTTAGAATGTCTTCGTCTTGCAATGTTGGTCTAGTAATCGTCTTGTCATCGAACTGTAGCATTCTCCCTTTTTCATCTTTAGTAATTAACCGACTAAGAATTCTCTTTTCTCGCTTGCTGGTGGATGTGAGCATTTGCACATAACGGCGTGCAACCTTCTCTTTGCTCATTTCCAAAGTGATATGACAGACTCGATGCCCGGCCCGCAACCCCGCTACTCCGATATGCACGGCACAAAACGTCTTACCTGTGCCGCTATTTGCCATCACAAGTAAATACTCTTTGCGTGCCGGACAGATGCCTAAAGCATCGAATTCAGGAATACCAATCGGCAGACGGCTCGCTTCTTCCAGCGTTAGAAAGGACAAGGCTTGTTGCGGATCGTTGAGTAGTATGTCGTTACCGAGATCAGTAATAGCATTCGGTTTTAGATAATTCGCCAGCAGTACGTCTACTTCGTTTAACTCAGTCTCCCCGGCCTTTGGATTCTTCAACAGAGCGAATACTTTTTGAAACGTTGCCCGCGATCTTTGCAGTCTTACAAATATTCCGGCTTGCTCTACTAGAAACGGCTTGTTCTCCGTTCCCTTTACATTTTGCAGGGATTGGAAAATCGTTTCATACTGCTCTTGTCGATCAGGGAATTGCAGGCTGAGTTTGTTGATTAAATCGAGGGTGTGCTCGCCGGGAGCACAACCGAACTTTTCGATGTACTTATCAGCCTCAGCAGCAATATCTTTGAAGTAGTAATCGTAGGCAGTCAGCGGAACGTAAGTACGAAAGAACTTAGCCCCCTTGTCTGAATTGTCATAGCAGAGAATACTGACTAAACTTTCTTGAATTGCGTAAGTAAGACCCCCCTCACGGCCCTGTATCTTCGTCCTTCCCGCCATAGACTAACTCCGTTATTTCTCATTAAAGTAATCGATTATCTTTCTCACGTCATCAAGCGTCAACCCTACCGTGCTGTTAGTTTTCAGGAATGAAAGACCTAGTTTTGAAAAACCTAAATCTTCATCGTCCAGAACTAAATACTTATCAACACCTAGATTCCAAGTAAGCCAGTGTTTTGTCTGCTCGCCTCGCGTGATTTCTATTTTGCAACTCAGGCACTCTCTGTACCCGTTTTCATTGAACGAGCTTACTTGTGTAGTAGAGCATCGCGGGCAAGCTTCATCACTTCCAGTGCAATCGACAATTCTGTTTTTACAGTACAGCCCGTGCGTACGTAACAAGTACTCAAAACCGGAAAGGCTCATTGCCCCGTTCCGTATCATATACCGCCATGCCGAAGATATGACTAGATTTAAATCGGGTAACGCATCCAACAAAGTATTGAACCTGTAAACACATTCCGGCAGTATCACACAACTCTCGGCTTTTGGGTCGTATTGATGGGCATTCAGCACGCCGTCGATGTCAAGAAAAAGAATTTGTGTCACTTAATCGTCCTTTCTAGTACAAACTCCTGAAACGCCAGAGAAGGTCGAAGGTTGTGAGAATTTACATAATGCTGCAAACTTCCCATCCACGTCCAGCCGCCAAACTCGTACTCTATGTTTCCCGCCTGTAACTTGCACAACCGACACATCAATGGGCGAACAGCTTTAGCACGAGCCTTCGCTTCCAACCGTGCCAGTTTCCTAAGAAACTCTGCCATGCCGACCCACGGTTCATCCCCGGCGACAGGCAGCGGCAGTTGAGAATCAGGGCCGGATTTCCAGTAACCTTCCCGACAGATCATTACAATAAGAGGTTCCATTATTTAATTCCCAAAATCTGTTTGGCATGTTTTCGACAAGCAGCCCGAGCTTTCAATTCGGTCGGTTCTCCGGCTTCTTCGGCTAAAAACGTATTACGACCGTCAAAGGCTTTCCAATGAAACTTCCCGTCAACTATCCACAACTGTCCAACACATTTATGGCCGTCAACAAAGCTTCCGAACCATAAAACACTACCGACCCATTTAAGGCTGTTTTCCTTTAGTGCATCAAGCCGAGCTTTTGATATATCCGGAGCCATACAAAAACCTTTCAAGGCGTGTAGATAAAAAATTTCTTTCTACTCAATCCGCCTGATTTGCAAGTGTAAACGAGAACTTTTAGAAGAGGGTTGTTAGCCGCCAGAATTGCATCCGGCAGATCGACAATATCCTGCTCTTTCCAACCGTTTTCGACTAGTAAGGGTATCAACTCAGCTAGTTTGGCTCCACCAGAAAACCGAGAATTTAATAGCCAAAAAACTTGGTTTATCGAATGGAAAGTCATCATTTTCGACCTTTCGTGATCTCGTCTAATCGTTCAAAAGCACTGCCTTCCGGCAGGTTTTGTGCTTCTACAAATTCGACTTTAATTATCCGCATACCCGCATCACTTTCGTTGACAAAAACAGGACCGAGAAAATAACCCGTTCTGCCGTCTTCAAGAGTGATCTTAACTATCTGTGATTGTTCGCTCATTTGTAGCTAGATCCTAATTTCAACAAAAGACCGTCCGGCGGTCCTTTTAAGCATAACGCTATGGGGAGGACTCGAACCTCTCAGGTTGTACCCCGCTACCAATGCGGACCCGGCAGGCAACTTGTACATTAGTGCCGCCGCCATAGCATGTCAGTATTATACAAAACCAGTGTAAATAAAAAAAACCGGACGACTTTGATGTTATCGCGGTCGTCCGGTTTCATTGCTGGCAGGTGTTGTCCTGCTTACGTTCTTTCGCGGCCCCTATCACGTGTAGTTTGGCCGTTACTTTCGTCGCACAGATTTCGGCTGCGGGCAATACAGATTGCATCAGCAACTAATTCACACCTTACAAGGCATTTTCAAAACGGCAGGCAGCAAGCCGGATTCCATGTACGACGGAAACTGCCGATCCACCACGTTTGCGATCCGCTCCATTGCCTGAGAAACCGTCTTAGGGCAAATCGGCACGGACCTTTGATTCAAGTCCTTGGCGATGCACCGCAACAGGATGCGGATTGCCTTTAACTTGTCAACCTTCTTTGCGGGTTTGAAGTTCTGCCGGACAAATATGCACAGCACTTTTACACCACGTTTGAAGGCTTGGCCGGTGGTGTTGATTTTCAACAACACGGACAGGGGAATCTTCCGCGTATCGCCCGCAGCAGCCAAAATGCCGTGCAACTCGGACAAAACCATCTGTTCGTCCTCATCGTCGTGCTTTCGTGGCTCTACGTCGTCCGTGTTGGCTTTGCCGGTCGGATTGAGCAGAAACGACAGGCGTGCGTGAGCCTCCCGCTGTTGTGCTGGCGTCAGCGTGCCGAGCGATTCGAGAATGTTGGGGGTTTCGACCATTGCCGTAAATACGCTACTCTTCCGATACTTCTGACGTTGCCGGATACTTGATTAGTAAGTCAGAAAGAAATTTTCTTTCGCTGTCGAGCAGATTGTAACCGACTTTTAGTGCATCGTGTTCCGGTGGATTGACAACTTCACTCCAAACAACAACACAAGCATTTATGATGCGGTCAATTTCCTTAATGCGTTTTTCGATTTCCTCACGCATACCGAACCTTTCAATGCAAACTCAATACCAACAATAGTGAGAGTTTTTGACAAAAGCAAGATTAATTTACAGAAAATTCTTCCTCATCCATCGCGAACTGTACAACCTGTTTACGGGCGAATTCCCGACACGGCACGCAATACTTACCTTCTCCTATAGGAGTAAAAGTATGGTAAACGTCGAAGCCGGTCTTGCCGCACCTGACGCACTTTCGTTCGGGAATCATCACATGCCCGCAACACTCCGTAGTTTCGTTTTCGCTGACGTTGATTAGCCGCTTACAATTTTCGCACATGAAACGCATTGATTTACCTCACATCGGAAGGGACAAATTTACCTTTGTTTCTAATCACATTTTCCATCATCGCTGTGAGCCGTTTAGCTCGATTCTTGAACTTGCGACAGAACAGACCTAGCGGGTTATAATTTTCTCCATAACGCGAATAATCTTCAAACTCCGCTTCAAGTACCATCAACTGTTTAGCAGAGAACGGAGATTTGAAAGTCCGGTCACCCGCTGCTTCGGCAAGATAATCGCCGCCGTTATGACGTTCAATTGCCCCTTTTGTTACCGGCATATTATCAAAACGTAAAATAGAGGAAACCATAACAGCCCCCACAGCACAAACTTGACACGTCTTCATTTTCTTTTTCAACACGTCCCGCACGTCTTTTCCAACGTCCTTTTCGTCAAAAAGTCTAAGCTCCTTCCTTTGTAGTTTCTTCAAAATAAACGGTCAGGTCCGTTCTAAACTTTTTCGCCTTGATCTGTTTGATAATATCCTTGGCAATCAAAACACGCTGCTTCGCCTTTACACTCATCACTTTCATACTAAACCTTTCGTTATGCCGTCCACTTGGATAGGCGTTAGTATTATACCCGCATCGCCAATCTTACTTGCGAAATTGCTTTAGCAAGCGTTACTTTAGCAAATAAGCTGTTCTTGTCTTTCGAGTCGTTAAAAACCGTCAGCACTAAGAAATACTCCGTCGAACGAGATTTCTTTTGCTCATTGAACCATTCAACACCGCTCTGATCCGCCTTACCGCTTCCATCATGCAATTGTGGGCGTGGTTGTGGCCGGGAGCGAATTTGCTTTGGATCAGTTTCCATTGCAGGCTGAAAACCTCTTCGCGTAAATGTGCGTTTTGCTCTCGATTCAGCAGCACTTCTTGTAGCCAGTCTTCGTTGCTCCGTTGAAGCTTTACTCTAGTCATGACGGCAAATCCTTATGCGTTCTGCCTGATGTAATTTGCCAACAACCAATGATGCTTATTCCAAAATCTTTGGCAATTTTGTGTAGTTGATTTCCGGCCCCTCCGACTTTACGCCTACGCCTGATCTCGATTACCTCAGCGTCTGTCAACTTCTTGGCAGCACCCTTCTTCTTATACTTACCAGCTTGATTCTTTGGAACCGCCAGCAAATGAGTAGGATTGATGCAAAGATCGTTATGACAGGTACGGACGACAGCGTTGCCGTTCGATTCGCCGTTATACAGAAAATGAACGTACTTGTATAAGTTAACCTGCCTACCTCTTACCCTTAACCGTTCCCGCCACGCCGATTTGTGCCATTCCCAACACGCTTCGGCTTGTCCGTCAAGTTGTCGTTTAGTTACTAAATTAGGTAGGGAGTTTTTAGTAATCAACTCAGTTAAAGTTTTTGTGCGTTTCGGAACTACGCCTAGTTTTTCAAGAAAATAGGTAATGGTTGATGCAATAACGGGTTTTGGGTAAACTGCTGCCAGTTCTGTAGGCGTCAGTTGCGACAACCATTTACGATCCGCGTTGAACCATTCTCGAAAATCGATAAATGACTGGTTGCGGTGGTGATCGGGCGATCTCGGTTTATTCAACTTACGCCTGACTTGCCGTACCCGCTCCCGGCTTACTCCAAGTAGCTTAGCTAAATCAACGTCCCGTTTTGTCCAATCTACCTCTTCCCACTGCTTACCGGAAACGATAGTGTTGTTTCGATCCGTTAACGGCTTTATTTCAAAAGTCGGGGTGACGTTGTGCGACAGGCAGGCATGTTTTACTAAATTTAACGTGCAATTGAATCTTTGTGCGACCGCTTCGGCAGTTTCGCCACCGGCACACGCTTCGGCTATTGCCCTACGGCGTAGTTCCGGACGAGTTATCGGTGGCCCCGCACTAGACAAGTGCTCAATCTTCGCAGAATTAACGGTTTTCGGATGGACGTTAAACTCTGCTGATACCTCAAATACCGTCTTGCCCGCTGCCAATGCTTCCGCCATTTTCGCCCGGCGTTCGCGTTTTTCTTGATGCGTCATGTACAATATTATACAGCAAGCGAACGGTTTGGGGAAATTTAGTAAATTTTCCTCTTGACTTAACCGATTTAGTACAGTATAGTGTTCTCAGTCAAACGAAAGGAAAGAAATGATTTGTCAATGGGACATGGAGCACACGTCAGCCGAAAAGACTTACTCGTGCAAGGTCGGTATGACCGGGGATTCTTTCTGGATTGAGTCGCCGCGTACTGGATCGGTCATTTCGATTGGTTTTGGTAACTGGCCGTTGTTGCCGAAAGGTTTCGTTTCCAAGATTCAGTACGCTTGCGGTCGGAGTCGCGGAACCGTCCATCTTCACACGTATGCCAGTTTTACTACGGAAGAACTAGCGGCATTGCGGGAACTGGACCGTCGGTTGAATCAAGAGGCTCGCGAACGGGTTTCCGCCGATGGACCGTTGAAGATTCGGCATTATCAGTAAACTTTTACTAAAGAAAGGTTTTTGTATGGAGTTGTTACTAAACGAGTGGAGGATGAAATCGGCGGCAGATACTCTTTTACCACAAACCTAGCAGGGCACGGTTGTTACCTAAATCATGTCAATAAAACACTAACGCCGAGCGACAGCAATCAAACCATCGAAGACGTTATTCGACACCAACAGGCCGACTTACCGCCAACGCAAATTGAGGCGTGGTCGATTAATCGTGTAGCTATAAATACGGCTTTGTTGCTGGCAAGTCATCCCACAATGCGAGTTAAGTCAGAGCGTCAACGGGAGTGGGCAAAGATTGCCAAGAAAAGCAATGACAGGCGGAAAGCTCAAGAGGCAAAAGAAAAGCTGCGGTTGCAACCTCAGTTAATCCGTTTCGTTAAAGAACCGTCCTTCTGTACGCCGAAAGATTCTGAGTTGGCGTTGCGTTCAGTTCGCCCGCACTGGCGTAGGGGCCATTGGCGTAGCCAACCGTGCGGACCTAAAAACGTTAACCGTAAGGTTATATTTATTCAACGGTTACTCGTACATGGCGATTCAGCAGAGGGTACTAAAAACGAGATTCTTTACGTCGGTTGATTAATTTTAGTTAATCCTAGCATTTTCCTCTTGCATTAACTAAAACATCCGCTATAGTACGCAAGTCAAACGAAAGGACACATGAAACGCAATCAGAAACAAATCGACCGGCAGAAACTTGTAACCGCCGCTCTTACTGACGAAATGAGCCGATTTAATAAGGCTATCAGCAACGGCAAGGTTGCACTTCTGACTACGTCTTCCGGTACTTATCCAGCAGTGCAGTACGTGGATCGTGATTTCTGGTATCATACCAAAAACCAATCGTGGTGCGGTTGCAATGATGGCACTTGGCACGATTTGATGAAACAAGTCGGAGAGAAGCGGAATCCTCTGTTTGAGGAAACTCCCGCCGAACGTGCCGCCTACTTACAGTTCCTTCAACGGACAAATTAACTTAACCGCCCGAACGGGCGAAGAAAGGTTTGATATGGAAGAGACAAAGAAAGGTAGCGGCGTTTTGTTGGTTCGTTCGTCGTTGACTGCAACAATGCAAAACAAGTACGCGAAGATACTCGCGGACATGCCGTACTTAAAGAAGAACCAGCGGTTTGATTTGATGGCAGGTTTTGAAGACGGTTTTCGATCCGCCATCAACAGTCTTGTTGGAATGGGCGTAATCGTCGTTCAAAATGAGGTAGTTAATGAACCTAAACCAGAACAATCAGCCTAAATTCTGGTATCGCCTGTCTGGCCGTGGCGATACTAAAGAACTGACCGAAATGCAGGCCAGAATTTTGAATCGAAACAGGGAACACAGCGGCTACGAAGGTCGCTGGCAACAAGAAAGGTTTGAGGATAGCGATATGGCACGAAACGTAACAAACGAAGACGGTACGCCGGTCAAGCGAGAAAACGTTTACTGCTACGACCCCGAATGGGTTGTAGTCAAACCCTCTAACGCACGCTGGCAGTCAAAGCTCAACATGGCGAAAGTCGTTGAGTACGCGAAGTCCTATGGCGTCAAGGGACAGGTACAGCCGGTAGTCGTGCGGCCTATCGAAAACAAGCGGGTACAGCTTTCGGCGGGCTATCACCGCCAAGCTGCCGCCGTTTTGTTCAAACTCGGTAGCAAGGAACACGGCATTGAGCCCCATCCGGATTTTAAGCTTCGCTGTACGATTTCTGACTTGAACGAGCGGGAAGCTTACGAAACGTCGGTTATCGAAAACAAGCAGCGTAGCGAAGTCTCTCCAATGGACGATGCCCACAACATGCGGACGTTGCAAACGCTGTACAGTTACACGTCCGAACAAGTGTGTGAGATTCTTGGCTGTACTCCGGCTTGGCTCACGACGCTCCGCAGCTTGCTTCTGCTCCCCGACGACATTCAAGAAGCCGTCCACAACCGGATTATCTCTGTCCGGCAAGCTGCCGATCTTGCGGCAATGTCTGAGGAACAACGCCGAACCGCAATAGCAGCATCAATGAGCGACGATCAAAGGGAAATCGTCTTCCAGCCCGCCTTGCTCGATATGACGCGGCAAACGCCTGCGGAGACGAAAGCAGAGGCCGACGGGGAAGCAGTTGCGGAGTTGGCAAAGGCGGAGCTTGCCAAGATCGACGGCAGGAAGCTCACGAAGGCGATTAAGCGTGTCCAGACTGAGGCCGGAAAACGGGTATCCGTTTCGATGAAGGAATTGAGGGATTATCTGGCGACGAAAACCGACAACGCCAACGTTGATACAATCAAGTCAGCAGTACTAGCTTTCGTGCGGGGAGAAATGAAGGGGGAGGAGTTGGATACTAAGCTGGCGGGATGTGTGTGGGATGAAACCGCGGTAGAGGCATGAAGTGAATAGACGTGCCAGAGAGGGTTTAAGACTAGTTTACTAACTCTTGCTCTCCGGCACTTGTTTTAACTAAGAAGGGTTTACAATGCGTGTCTATACAATAACTAATTTTACTGGGCACTACCCTGTTGGGGTGTCAGCGGTGGTTTTTGCCAAGAACGAAGGAGAAGCTGCAATTGTGCTGATGAGCGAATTAAAACGCATCGAAGCCCCGCCCCAAAAACCTTCTGAGTGGAGGTTTGACGACACGGGCTACAAAACTAACTGCAAAAAGCCTGAGGCGATAATTTTACAAGACGGCAACTACTGAGAGGATTTTGACTATGACTTGCCCAACGGGAAAGGTCGGTTGGCGGAAAGAGAAATCGGCAGAGAACGTGGCCCGATCCATGCGGCGTACTAACGTGGATTTGTTTATCGGACATTACCTCT